GCGATAGCGACAGCCTGTTTGCGGCTCTTAGCCATAGGAGCCTTCTTTGGGCCTTTAGGGTTGATGCCAGCATGGAGTTTGCCAGCTTTGTATTCGCGCATGACCTTTGCCACCTTCATGGCTTTTCCTGCTTTAGTAGTGGGTTTTTTCATAGTTTAATACCTTCGATGCCGTCTCTGAGGATTGCGAAGAATGTATCGGACGACATCGTTACCTTCCACGCTTTGTTGTTTTTCTTGTGGGCTACGATCCAACGCTTCCCACGCGAATCTCTTTCTGCTTGTTCGCAGGCTTTGTCAAGGTTAAGGCTCTGGACAAACTTAACTTCTTGATGAAGTTCTTTTAGTTCTTCACAGACAACATCTGGCGAGTCTGGAGAGCCAGAGAATTGTTGTCCTCGACGGGCGGTAAATCCTTGGGCGCGAAGTTCATCTCGCCACAGGCGTTCACCTCTTGCTCCTTTAGCTCTGGAGTTCATTGAATGCATTTCCTATACCTCCGATTATGGTATGTCAATAAAAATATTTAGAACACCTCAACAAATCTGCTAGTCTCACCCTTCATCTCTACAGGAATGGTATAGTTTCTAGCTCCACGGCGGTTCTTTTTGACGATAATCCTGCTCTTTTCGTTCTTATGCTCAATCTGGACTACCTGATCTGAGTGCATTCCAATGGCTCTTGACTCCCTTAAACGCCCCTCATCATTGACTTGGGAGGCCGTAAATAGCACCGATTTATGCTTTGCAGCAAGGGTTTTTAGCCTTCTAGCAGCCTCAGAGATAGCAGTTTCTCTGTTATCTGAGTCATTCATATTCAGAATCTGGATGTAGTCTACCGCAATTACATCCGCACGATTCTCGCTAGCTGCTCTTGCGATCTCAGACTCGATGGAATCCATGTCATGCATGAAGTCGATCACCTCGATTGGCAGGGAATAGAGTTTAGTGAGTGCTTCTGTAATTGCCGGCAATTCTCTTCCATAGTTTACCTTGTAGTCCTCCATCTCTCTGACTGGAACGCCTGCAATATTGGCGGCGAGTCGGCGGTAAATATCTTCACCAGACATCTCAAGGGAAAAGAACAGACAGGATTTTCCTTCAAGGAGATTCGCTACTATGGCTTGGACTAGGAGGATAGATTTGCCGCCACCTGTTTCAGCGGCGATAGTCATCATCTCTCCTTTGTGCATCCCTCCACCCATGTTTCGGTCTAGCATGATGAGGCCAGTAGAGTAGCAATCCTTCTTCGCCTTACCTTCCATCTCGTCGATGATCTGGTTGAGCATCTCCTTCTTTGTCCGTTTGGGTTTGGAGTCATCATACTGGATTGCGTTTATCGTTAACGAGAACTCTTCTAGGTTTCCTCGGCCTTGTCGGATGTCCTGCTCGTTGGCTTCCCAGTAGGAGATCATATCGCGGTAGGCTTTAGCTTTCCGTAATTCATATCGGTAATCGGCGGCGATGTCTTGGCAGACCTTGCCGGGCATCATCGTTATGCAGGAAAGGATGTCGTAGATCGCTGTATCATTTCCAGCCAGTTCTTTTAGACCAGCGTTCTCTAGCTCTGCAATGACCATAAACTCGTCGGCCATACCCGCTCGGCTATGGACAGCCTTGATGGCATCGAAAATGATTTTATGGGCTTCTAGGACGAAATACGAGCTATCCCAGTTCTGCTTGGTCAGGATGTCTGGGTCTTGCATCATCAGCGACAAGGCAGCTTGCTCGGACGATGATCGAACAGGAACATCTTTCATTGTGGTTACGACTTTGAAGTTATAGGTTGGTTTCTTTTCGGGTTTCATGTGTTTCAGATTAGGGTTGGTTTCCAGCTTCCTTCGGGATCAATCGTGGGCTTAGTTCGGTTGATCCATGAAGAAAAGAATGGTTGGGTAAACTGGCGTGGTGGGTGGGCGAGCAGCCAGTTCTTCGCGGCGATGACTTGGGCATCGACATCTTTGGTGGGATTTAGTTTCTTGAGTTCAGCGATGAAGGAATCATCGACGAGTTTGGGTTTCCGTTTCTTGGGAACTGAACTTGTAGCGTCAGCTTCCTTTTTGGTTTGGTATCGAATTGCTGGTTTCTCTTTATTATTCTCTGGTATCTCATCTATTAGTCTCTGGTTAATGGGGTCGGTTTTCCAACCCTGTTGGTTTTCAGCAGGGTTGCTTTTCCGTAGGGTTGCTCCAGAGATATGACGAACCCGAATATACCATTTCCCCATTCGTTTGTTTTCGTGATTGTATCGTGGATCGTCCTCGATGAGTTCCAAGTCGATCAATGTCTGCTTGGCTTTGTGAAACCTATCCCTACCGATATTCAGTTTAGTCATGCAATAGTCGGAGACGGCATAGACTGAATTGTTACCCTGCCACTTTGAGACATAGCAGTAAAACGAGTATAGGGCCAATGCATCGGCTGGGTTCTCAGACTCCAGAATCTTATCTACTGTCGGCTTCGTTAATCCTACCAGATAGTTCTCTGGCGTTCCTTCGCATAGAGTCTCCACATGGGAATACTCATCGATATTGTATGTCATAAAAAAAGGCGACCCCTAGCGGCGGCGAAAAAAGCGGCAACAGACGCGTAGGAATTAACCGCCGCAAAGGGGCCATATATTTTGTTGTTAATTTAATTTTCTCTTACTCGGTTCCTACGCCGAGGTGTGATCTCTCACACATTGACCACCATATCAGATTGTCTAAGTTTGTCAAGAGTTATCGTTACCGATAATCCAAATCAATTTCTTCACGCTCGCACTTCACCCACTCCTCGATTTGGTCTACGAGGTTAGTCCAAGCCAGATCAGACATATGGTCATCGGAGCAATCTACAGCATGAAGTTTGTGATGGAGTTCTAGGTCTTCGTCTTTGATCAATGCGAGTTCAGACCAGAGGATGCGTTTGCCAGAGTAGGTCGCGGCTAGCGCGGTAGAGTTTGGCCTTACTCCCATGATCATATAGCCTCCATCGCCATTGAAGACTTCGTGAGTCGAAAAGATTCCTTGGCCCATCGCTTCGGCGAGAGACATATTTGTTATCAGAACGGACTTTCTGGCAAACTCAAGAAACTTGAATGCAGTCATGTCCAAATCTATGTTGCTGTTTTGGTTATCCATAGCATCCAATACTACAAAAAAAAGATTGACCTGTCAATATGTTTGTCTATACTCCATCGATATGCATCAGTTAGAAGTCGCATACAATAGCTACCTATCGGCTATTGAGCATAGCAGAAACATCAAGCATAATGCTAGAAAGATGTTTGGCGCACACTTGCGCGATGCTCGCCTGCGTCTTGGGTTTTCCGTGCGTGAACTAGGTGACAAGATTGGAGTGACTGGTAGCCTTATCAATCAAATCGAAACATCAGCAAAGTCGGTTCTTAAGAAAGAACAGATCGGTAAAATTATTGAATTATGCTCAGACGCAAAACTCCACTTAAGGCAAAAAGCGGATTCAAGAAAAGAGGAGGGAAGCTCAACCCAGTTTCAGCCAGACTCAAAAAGCGAAGCATTGAATACAGTAGGGTAAGGAGAGAGTATCTTGAAGAAAAAAGTGGAAAGTGCGAAATCTGTTGCGGCCAAGCAACCGACATCCATCACAAAAGTGGGAGAGGCAAAAACACCTGTGAGAAGCGCACTTTCATGGCTGTATGCCGCCCCTGTCACCAAAGAATCCACGACAACCCAGCGTGGGCGAAAGAGCAAGGCTACCTAGTTTACCAATTCAAATAATATGTTTAAATCACTCATCGTGTGCGAAGGCACATTCGTTGCAGAAAACCAATACAAGATTCGCTTCCGCCAAGACTATGTGGACTGCTGGATTAAGAAGTCAGACCTAGAGAAACTCGAAATGCTTGGAACGACTTTCGAGGGAGACAAGGCTTGCAGGATTACTGTCAGCGAAGACCTAGCGAATTTGATGGAATTGCAGGGAGTGCTGGAGTAATCAGTCCTCCCCATCATCATCCGACATATAATAGTCATCGTCGGACATCGGCTTAACTTCTGCCTCGCGCCTAGCCCAGAAACGATCAGTCGGGACAGGTTTATCGTTACCGATAAAAGTTAAACCATTGCGGCGGGACATCTCTAGTGCGTATAGAAACGAGTCAGCCAAGTCGGGTGAGAAGCCAGTTCTGCCCTTGTAGTCATCTTTAGTCTCTACGGAAATCTTCTTGTTCTTTGTGCGATACCTACGCAAGCAGAGTTCGCGGCCTAGTTCACCAGATGCTTCGACGCCATAGATAACCCTAGCTTTAAACCCGTGGAAGCTCTGATACCAGTATTCGGAGATAAGACGATCATAGACCTCTGTGCAAGGCCGCTTATCGACATCGGCGGCGATACGATCAGTCGGGCGACCCATAGAAGAGATAAGAGCGATAGAGGAACCATCCTTATCATGCCGTAGCCACTCGCGCATGATAGCCTGCCCAATTCGACCACCATCACCGCTGACATCCATACCAAACTTGCTGGGCATAACTTCATGCTTGCGGCATAGGTCAACGACCTTCGCGGCGACTTGGACATCGAACTCGGTAGCTTGACCAGCGGAGATCTGAATCACTTCTTGGTTTTCCAGATACATAACCTTCTGAGAGGTTCCACGGACATAGCCTAGTTTACAAACTGTCAGAACGCATCTATCCCCACCAGCCGTGAAGGCAGTATCGAATCCAGCAATCTTGATGAGGTCATTGTGATCCCAGATAGGTTCTGAGTATGTATCTGCATTCCGAATGACATCGGCGGTTAGGATCGTTTGGGCGAAGCCAGATTTAGGCCACCAGCCAATAGCGTTACGAACATAGTCCACAGAGTTCTCATCTCCATAGGACATCTTCAAAATGTCCGCCTGTTTCTTGCGATCCATTAGGAACGGGAATGGAGAAGGCTCATTGGCAGGAGCTTGGAAGTTCGGCGACTTCATGCCATTGTAGAACAAGCATACGCCTGTTTCGGTCTCCCACTTCTCCATATCAGCACTCACCGCATCAAAGCTAGTGTGACCTTTAGGCATAGCCCATCGGGTGTGGGGATTGTCTCCAGCGGACGGGTTTCCGATACCAATGAAAACCTTGTCATCGTTAGAGGAAAGGTTCTGTCTGATGTTAATTGCGCCCATCTCCATTTCTGGCAACTCGTCCAATGCTACGCGAATCCTATCGTTCTTACGACCACGAGTGGTATCAATAGCCTTCTGACCCTCAGAGCCGGGAGGGAAGGCAATAGCCTTAATAGCATTTCGGTAGTCCTTCTCATCATCACCAGACGCACCACCCCAAACAATCATGTGGCGATAGTCAACGAGGTTTCCAATTTTATTGGACGCACACTTCCAGAGTTTAGAGATAATACCCCAGATACGATCTTCAGACGCTCCCAAGGTTGTAGTAGCCACCCAAGAAGATGTGCAATGCGGAGCAGCGCACCAGTCCAAATAAATCCACAGACCTACAGGAAACGACTTACCCATCGAGGCGGCTCCAGCCAAGCAAACATCGTCATTGTTACACAACTCCTCAAGAGTCCTAAGAAGTTGGGTGTTGGTATAACCTCTATTCTTAATCACAACATCAGTCGGCCACATATACTGAACAGCTATGATAAAGTGTTCAAATGGCGACAAAAGTTTGTAGTCAGAAAGCTCCATGTTCTTCTTAACTCGCATTGTCTTTCCATAATCACCACGGGTTAAAGCGTAGCAGTAAAGCTCTATCTCAAGCGGGTTCATGTTTTCTGGGAAGACCATCCCGTATTTCCGAATGCCATTTTGAGAAACAATTTTTCTTGACAT